ACTGCGTTTCAGCCGGTGTTTACCAGCTGGGGCGGGCAGATCTATGAAAGCGAGCTTGTCCGGTCGGCGGTGGACGCGCTGAGCCGGCACGCGGGGAAGCTGCAGTACACGATGTACGGGACAGCCCGGGAAAAACTGTACACGGCGACGAAAAACAAGCCGAACCCGTGGTATACCTGGCCGGTGTTCCTGGAGCGGTGCAGCAACATATACCAGGTGCAGAACAATCTTTTCCTGGTGCCGGTGCTGGACGACCGGAACGAGCCGGCGGGCTTTTTCCCGGTGGTGCCGTCCATGTGTACGCTGGTGCAGCACGGAAGCGAGCCGTACCTGAAGTACCAGTTTATGGACGGGAAGATGCGGAGCATGGAGCTGAGCAAGGTTCAGATCGTGCCGAAGCATCAGCTGAAGGATGACTTCTTCGGATCCGATAACAAGGCCCTGGACGGCACGATGAAGATGGCTAACATGATCCGCCAGGGCATCGAGGAGGGCGTCAAGAACAGCGCGACGTACCGGTTCATGGCGCAGCTGAACGGCAAGGCTTTCGACGAAGACCTGCGGAAAGAGCGGGAGCGGTTCGACGAGAACAACTTCCGCAGCGGCAAGGGCGGCGGCCTCCTGCTGTTCGGCAACCAGATGACGAACATCAAGGAGCTGACCCAGAAGTCGTTCACGGTGGACGCGGAGCAGCAGAAGCTGATTATGCAAAACGTGTGCAACTACTTCGGAGTATCGGAAAAGGTGATCCGGAATGAGGCGACCGGCAGCGAGCTGGACGCCTTTTTCAATGGCGCGGTGGAGCCGTTCGCGATCAAGCTGTCAGACGCCATGACGCGGATGGTGTTCTCCGAACGCGAGATGAACAACGGGAACCGGATCACGCTGACAGCCAACAGGCTGCAATACATGGACATCGGCCAGAAGGTCAGCATGGCGAAGGAACTGGGCGACCGGGGTGTCCTGATGATCGACGAGATCCGGGAGCTGTTCAACTACGGTCCGCTGCCTGACGGCGCCGGACAGCACGCGCCGATCCGCGGGGAATACTACATGGTCGACGAGGGAAAGGATGAGAAAGATGTGTAAAGAGATCCGCACTTTTAATTTTGAGTGCCGTGCCGAGCAGAACGAAGCGCACGGCACTTTTATTACCGGCACGCCGATCGTCTTCGACCAGGTGACGGACCTGGGGTTCTGCAACGAGGTGATCGCCAGGACGGCGCTGGAAGGCACCGACCTGAAGGACGTCCGGTTCCTGATCGGGCATGACACGAGCATGGTGCCGCTGGCCCGCAGCCGGAACAACAACGAGAACAGCACCATGCAGATGAGCATCACGGAGCGGGGCATGGAGATCCGCGTCGACCTGGACGTGGAAGGGAACCCGCGGGCGGCAGAGCTTTATTCCGCGGTGAAACGGGGCGACATTTCCGGAATGTCGTTTATGTTCACTGTCGATAAAGACAGCTGGGACGATGCCGACAGCGAGCATCCGACGCGCACGGTGGAGCATATCCGCCGGGTGTTCGAGGTGAGCGCTGTTGCTTTCCCGGCATATGAAGGCACGGACATCCAGGCTGCATCCGAAGGCCAGACGCTGGACAGCGCGAGGGCCTCGCTGGAGAGCGCGAGGAAGCAGCTGGCGGAAGAACGTGCCGCGCAGGCTGACCAGGAACGCCGGACGGCGGTGCTGGAGTGGCTGGAAAACTACAAAAAGGAGGTCAGCGAGACATGAACCTGACCGAACTGAACGGCGAGCAGCTGGATGCCCGGAAGGCTGAACTGCTGGCTGAACTGGACAACCCTGAAACGCGGGACACCCTGAGCACAGAAGACCTGGAGGGACGGATGACGGAAATCCAGGCGATCGACAGGGAGATCGAAGCCCGCAAGGAAGCGGCCGCGAAGGCCGAGGAAGAACGGCAGGCCGTTGCCCAGGGCAATGACCCCGTGATCAAAACATTTGAGGAGGTTAATACCATGACACTGGAAGAACTGAGAAGCTCCCCCGAGTACGTTAATGCGTACGCTGAATATGTGAAGAGCGGCATCCGCGGCAAGAGCGACGACACGGAAGTCCGTGCCCTGCTGACCACCAACGCCACCGCGGCGACCGGATACGTCCCGGTTCCCACCCTGGTGGATGACATCGTGCGCCACGCCTGGGAGAATGAGAACGTCCTGAGCCGCGTCAAGAAGACCGGCTTCGTCGGCAACGTGAAGGTCGCGTTCGAGCTGAGCGCCGATCCCGCCTATGTGCACTCTGAAGGCGCCAGCGCCCATACCGAGGAAGCGCTGACCCTGGGCATTGTCGAGATCAAGCCCGAGAACATCAAGAAGTGGATCAGCATCTCCGACGAGATGATGGAGACCACCGGCGAAGGCTTCCTGACCTATGTATACCAGGAACTGGCCTACCAGGTGATGAAGAAGCTGAGCTACGACGTCGTGGGCGACATCAAGAACTGCGCCTACACCACCAACCAGAGCAACTGCGTTGGCATCCCGAACGTGAAGAAGAATCCCGGCCTGACCACCATTGCGACGGCTGTGGCGAACCTCTCCGACGAAGCCGGCAACATCTGCATCCTGATGAACCCGCTGACCAAGGTGGCCTTCATCGAAGCCTACGCGGCCGGCAACTTCGCGGTGGATCCCTTCCAGGGCTTGCCCGTGATCACCACCGGCGCCCTGGCTGCCATTGATACCCTGAGCGAGAACGGCGTATACGCCATCGTGGGCGACCTCTCCGCTGAGCAGGTCAACTTCCCCGCGGGCGAAGGCCTGAAGCTGATCGAAGATCCCTACTCCCTGGCGGAAAAAGATCTGGTCAAGCTGGTCGGCCGTGTGTACGCCGGCCATGCCGTGACGGCTCCCGGACGGCTGGTCCGCCTGACCAAGGAAGGCACCCCGGCCAGCACCTGATGAAAGTCAGACTGACGAAATATAACCGAATCGAAAAAGGCGCTGCCGGCGCGGTCGTAGATGTCGCTCCGGCCCGCGCCTCTTTTCTGATTTCGGTCGGGCTGGCCACACCGGTGACGGTCCGGGAGCAGATTGAGGCACCGGAGAAGAAGGCCGCGCCCGCGAAAAGGGAAACGCGGACGGCGAAGACCGCCGCGAAGACCACGAAGGCGAGAAAATAAGGAGAAGCAAGCGGATGATCAAGAAGTTGCTGATCGCGATCCCGTGCTATGACGTGATGCGGGCGGAGTTTGTGCAGAGCCTCCTGAGGCTGATGTCACGGCTCAACCGTGAGCGCATGTGGTTTGAGGTGAAGATCATATCCGGCACGGTGGTGCATACTGCCCGGGACAACCTGGCAAAACATGCCGTGAATAACGGATTCAGCCATGTATTGTGGCTGGACGATGACATGGTATTCGAGGACAGCATCCTGGAAGACCTGACGATCAGCGGGAAGACGGACCAGATCATCTGCGGGCGCTTTGTTTCCCGCCATAACCCATACCTGCCGACGATCTTCAAGCGGCTGGATCCGCAGGCGGACCGGTTCGATGAGGACCACATTCCGGGCGACACGTTCCGGATTTGCGCGTGCGGCTTTGCCTGCGTGCTGACTCCGGTGCAGGCACTTGGGGATGTTCTGAACAACTACCACGGGAAATGTTTCCTTCCGACGGATAAAGCGAGCGAGGATCTGGCGTTCTGTCAGAGAGCGTCCGGGCTCGGGTATGAGATCTGGTGCGAACCGACGGCCCGTGTGGGTCATGTCGGCGCGGTGACGATCTGGCCGGAGGACGGGAAGCGGATCCGCGGGGATATCCAGGGACTTGAGGGCAAGACCCTCAACTGATGCGAGGTGAAGAAAAGATGCTGGCAGAGGCAAAGAGGGCGCTGCGGGTAACGGTGGATGACTTTGACGCGGAGATCGCGAGCCTGCTGATGGCCGGCGCGAGCGACCTGGAAATCGCAGGCGTTCAGCTGCCTGGCGAAGTGACTTTCGCGATCGGCGCGACGGGACAGGTGACCGACAACAGCACGCTGACGGATCCGCTGTCCATGCGGGCGATATTCACCTACGCGGCGGCGCGGTTCGGCAACCCGCCGAACTACGACAAACTGAAGGACGCATACGACGAGCAGAAAGTGCAGCTGATGCACGCGACCGGGTACACCGATTACGGTGAGACCGAAGGCGGTGACGGCGCATGATGAAGGCAGGCGTGTGCACGCTGATCGGGGAAAACCCGGAGGCGCACGGCGTGCTGGACGCGGCGACAGAGAGCAGCCGGAAGGTCTACTGCACGGTAAAGAGCATCGGGCAGGCGGAGGTTTACCAGGCGATGGGCGCCGGGCTGAACCCGGAGCTGAAGATCATCCTGGCGCACGACTTCGAGTACAAAGGCGAAAGCCAGCTGGAATATGAGAGCGTGCGGTATGACATCCTGCGGACTTATGTGACGGAGACGGACGGGATCGAGCTGACGGTACAGCGGGCCAGACGGAACGCGGCAGCGCCGGTGCCAGACCCGGAACCGGAGCCGGAGCCTGAACCGGAAGATGAAGCAGAACCGACGGGGGTGATCTGATATGCCGACAGAGTATACGACGCTGGTGACGAAGCTGAAGGGCACGGGGATCCCGTTTGCGGAATACGCATGGGACAAGCGGCCCAGCGGAGATTACGGCGTGGTCGCGCTGGAATTTGAAGCCGGCAGCATGTACGGGGACAACATGAAGGTCGCCACAGCGTGGGAAGGCAGCGTGGATCTGTTCACGAAGGGCCGGAACACGACGAAAACGGCGCAGGTGGAATCCGTTCTGAGTGAAGTATGCGAAGGGTGCTGGGTGCTGAACAGTATCCAGTACGAGAACGAGACCGGACTCGTCCACTATGAGTGGGTGTTTCAGGTGGAAGGATGTTGAAAAGTGCCGTATACGTTGAAGACGGAAGGGATGGAGGAAATCACGGCCATGCTCCAGAAGGCTGGTGAAGCCGCTGAAAGCATCGCCGCGCAGGCGCTCTATGAGGGTGCCGGAGTAATCGCTGACGAGATCAGTAAAGGGGCGCGAAGCGTCCATACAAGCCCGTTTAAGTACGCCAAAAAAGGCACAAAGCGGGATCCGTCCCCGGAAGAAAAAGAGGCGCTCATTTCGGCAGGGGCTGCCGGTATTGCAAAATTCGACAAAACCGGAAATGAGGTCAATACTTCCGTCGGCTACAACCGGAGCGGATTTGCGAACGTGAACTGGAACCACATGAGCAGCAAAGCCAGGACAAATTACAAGAACCAAGGCTTCAAAAATCTTGATCATACGCAGACGTCATTCCTGAGAGCGACCGGCGCGTATGTTCGCGGAAAACAAAACAGCAAGCCCATTGCAGTCATCGCGAACGCGATCAACTCCGGCACATCCTTTATGAACAAACAGCCTTTCATCCGGAAGGCTGTTTCTCAATCCCAGGGAAAAGCGACCAGCGTGATCGAGAACAAGGTCAACGAGCTGGTCGAAAAGATGATGAAGTAAAAGGAGGGCATGAAAGATGCCGAACCCGAATGTAGGTATGATGTATCCCGTGTGGGCGCCTCTGACCACCTGCGTGGACGGATCCGCTCCCACCTACGGCACGGGCCGCGTGGTGCAGGAAGCCAGGACGGCGAACGTGACCAAGGAAATCAACAACAACCCCCTGTACGGCGATGACCGGATCGTGGACGACGACAACGGCATCACCGGCATGACCGTGAGCTTCGAGAGCACCGGCCTGACGATGGAAGACCGGGTGGCGCTCCTGGGCGAGACTGTGGTCTCCACCAGCGACGACGCCCAGTGGGAATCCGACGCTTCCACCCCGTACGGCGGCTTCGGGTACATCCGCGTGATGCGGGACAACGGATCCCGGAAGTTTGAAGCGTACCTGGTGCTGAAGATCAAGTTCCAGGAAGAGAGCCAGGAGACCGCCACGAAGGAAGGCTCCATCACCTGGCGGACCCCGACCCTGAACGGCCGGGCGGTCGGCTGCGACGTGGATGGCAGCGGGAAGCTGATGTTCCGTCAGCACAAGGTATTCGCCACGGCTGCCGCGGCGAAGGAATGGCTTCGGACCAAACTGAACGTGCCCGCGGCGACGAGCACCTGATACAACACGACGAAAGGGGGCCGGAGGTGATCCGGCTCCCTCTTTTTGCGGTTAAGGAGAGAAAACAATGGGCGATAAGGAGAAAAAAAACGACCTGTTCCGGATCCGGATCGGGAACCGGGAGGACATCCCGCTGCTGCTGAGCACATGGGAGACGCAGGACATCCAGAAGGAAATCGGCTGCACGGTGGCGCAGATGTGGGACCAGGTATTCGGAATCGAAAAAATTATGGAAGACGAGAAGGAAAAGACGCTCTTTCATATTGTGGAAAACGGGGAAATGCAGCGGAAGCTGGGGAAGCTGATCCGGATCTGCGGGAACGCGGGCCTGGAAGAGGAAGGCCGGGAGCCGGACCTGACGGACAAGTGGATCCTGCGGAACATGAAGCCGGGCATGGTGATGTCCTACGCGCTGATCATGATCGCGGTGGTCAACAACGCGATGAAGCAGGAAGCCGGGAAGAAAGAGGACGACGGACAGCCGGTGGATGAGATCCTGGAAGAGGAAAACAGAAAAAAAGAGCCGGGGAGCTTACCTTCCGGCGAATCTGCTCCTTCGGGCTCATCGCCGGGCTGAGATTGAACGAGATATACAGGACGAGGCCGGGCGAGGTGCTTGACCTGTACCTGTACAGGCAGGAATACGACGCAGGGAGGTTGTGATCGGGATGGCCGTCAGCGTAAAAATGGGGGTTGACGTAACCCAGTTCAAATCCGGAATGCAGCAGGCGCAGCAGAGCGCGAAAACGCTGGCGGCCCAGATGAAGGCCAACGAGGCGCAGTACAAGGCGACCGGCGACCGGGAGAAATACCTGGCCGAACAGGCGAAGCTGATGAAGGCGCAGATGGCGGAGCAGGAGAAGGCCGCCAAGAACGCCGAGCAGGCCATGCAGGCCATGCGCGAGAACGGCGTGGACGAGACGAGCGCCGCGTACCAGAAACTGGCGCAGCAGCTGGCGAGCGCGCAGACGGCGATGTACGACACGCAGGCCGCGCTGAACGCGCTGAGCCAGGGCGAGCAGGCCGCGTCTTCCGGGGCGAACAGCCTCGAGAAGAACATTAACAACATCAGCAAGAACGTCAGCACGGAC